GCCCATGCTTAAAACCATCCATCCACCCCAATCCGGCCCGTTTTTCACACTTTTCCGGGCCTCAACGGGTGAGGGGGACCTCCTTGGCGTCTTCGGCGTTGAATACCCCAGCCGGCGGCCAGGCGTCAGCCATGACAGGCACCATGCAAAATTCGGAAATGGTGCCGACCTGGACCCATCAAAAACGACTTAACCAGGAGGTAAGACAATGTATGCACATCAGGTGATTGAGGACCTTTCAACGTTAAAACTTTACCCAAAAAACGAAGAATACGAACGGCTTATGGCCTATGTTGCGTCAATGATTAAATCAGAGGCCATCGTGTTTTCATTGGGAGACATGAACAATGGTAGCCGGGGCGAAATGTTTGATCCGGTAATAGGCCGCCCACTGTTTACAGGCGACAACTCCAACAACATGGGGCTGCCATACCCTGTGACATATATAGACTGGGCGTACAGATCACCAACATCAGAAGCGACAAAAGGCGGCATCCTTGCCACACAGTGCACAAAAAAACCATTCATTGGAATCCAAGTATTTGTTTTGACAACCGCCTGGAGACCGAATGAGAGTGGTCTGTTTTGGGAGGTTTGTCCGCAAAGCCTATTTATCTCAAATGAAGGCCTAAGCAGAACTATTGTTCCAGGCTTTAAAATAGATGAAATTGGGCCGCAATTTGAGTTAACGATGCTTGACAGATTCCTTAAAATTATCAACTGCAAAAACATAACCACCGTCGACAACCCACCCCCCGAAAAACTCAATAAAAAACGGGCGAAGAAAGGCAAGTGCCCCCTATTCACATACAAAACCCTTGTCATCAAACCAACCGGCAAAAAACAGTCTTCACAAGAGGCACAGGGGTTGTGGGAAAACCGGGTTCATCTTTGCCGGGGCCATTTCAAAAACTACACAGAAGACAATCCGCTGTTTGGGAAATATACTGGCCGGTACTGGTGGCAGCCTTCTGTCCGTGGCAATAAAAAGAAGGGTGTTGTAATGAAAGACTATCGAGTTGAGACGGGGGATTAGGACCTTGCTAAACTTCAACACCTCCCAATATCAACCGCCGCCCACCTACGAGGCGCCCCCCATGGCAAATTCTGACCCACTTTCCGACTTCTACTCCGCCATGGCAGAAAAGGGGCTGAATCCCAACGCCATTAATCCTGATGGCAAGATCCAGCGGTTCGATATCGACAAAAAAAACGACCAGGCCGGTTGGTACGTTTTTTATGATGGTGATATATCGGCCGGCGCGTTTGGGAATTGGAAAACGGGTGAAAAATGGAACTGGTGCAGCCACAAGCTGAACCAACTCACACCCGCACAGCTACAACGATATGAAGAACAACGCCGTCTCGCGCAGGAGGAGCGGGAGCGGGCCACGGCCGAAAATCACGAAAACACCAAAAAGGCGGCCAACAAGCTACTTGTGTCTGCCGAGGATGCCGACCCGAACCATGAATATCTGGTTAGAAAGCGGGTCAAGGCGTATGGGATTAAGCAGCAGAAAGACATGTTGTTGGTGCCGGCCATGGACGTTGATGGGACGGTTTGGGCATATCAGCGGATTTGGCCAGACGGAACGAAAAAGACGGCATGGAATGCCAAAATGTCCGGCTGTTTTTTCTGTATTCCTGGATCACCGGATATTTATATCTGTGAGGGGTATGCAGACGCCGCCACAATTCACGAAGCGACCGGCGGGACGGCTCTTTGTGCGTTCAGCGCCAACAACCTGCCCACCGTCGCCTCCGCCATCCGTGGCAAATACACCACCCATGATATAGTCATTTGCGGGGATGATGATTGGGAAACCGAGCAGCAGGGAAAGGGCAATGCCGGAAAGCGATATGCCACCGAAGCGGCCCATGCGATCAATGCGCCTGTTGTTTTCCCCACCTTCCCCCCGGGCACTCAGAAGCCCGGAACCGACTTCAACGACCTGGCGGCCCTGTGTGGTACCGATTCCGTTCGGATGCAGATTCATGCCGCCAAAAAGATGCCGATCCAAACCGGCCCGTCATTCCGACTGAACAGGGTTGGGGATCTGCAGTTGAAGCCGGCCGCATGGCTGATCAAGGGGGTTTTGGAACATGATACCATAGCGGTCCTGTTTGGCGACCCTGGGACATACAAGTCATTTTTGGCAATCGATTGGGCATGCTGCATTGCCTCAGGAAAGAAATTCCACAAATTCGACACCAGGAGGCCAGGGCCAGTCGTTTATATCTGTGGTGAGGGGTACGGGGGTATCACGAGGCGATTTCACGCCTGGTGCATCAAAAACAAGATTGACAGGGCCAATCTGCCCGTTTACGTCAGCACGGCGCCGGCTGGGTTGGGAGATCCGGAGCAACTTAAAATAGTCATTGATCAGATTGCAACGATCGGCCAAACACCATCCGCCATATTCGTGGACACGCTCTCAAGGAACTTTTCTGGAGATGAAAACAGCACATCTGATATGCAGGCATATGTCCAGGCCATTGACCAACTCAGGCGGGCGTATTCCGGTGCCACTGTTGTCATGGTGCATCATTCTGGCCATGGGGACAAGAGCCGTGCAAGGGGTAGTATGGTGCTCAAGGGTGCCATCGATGCGGAGTACCGCATGATGCGCGAGGACAGCGGGGGAAAGACTCTTGTCACCCTTGAAAACATCAAGATGAAGGACGCCGATGTGATCGATCCGCTGGCTTTTCGGCCCGTGCCGGTTGATCTACCCATCCAGGATGAGGATGGGAACCGGGTGTCAAGTCTGGTGTTGGATGTGTCAACCCTGCATGAGGAACGGTTACAGCAGATGGAGGATTGCCTGTATGAGCTGCTCTGTAATGATGGGTATGAGTATACCAGGAATGAGCTCATACACAGAGCCAAGGGCAAGGATATTTGCCGGGATTTGAAGGAGAACTGTCCCTCTTTTGCCAGGTCAAAGCACATGGAGCAGATAGTTGAAAAGTTGCTGGAAAAGGGGCTGATTGAGATCAATGTCGTGGGAGATGGCATAAAAAGGAAGGAGGTCTTAAGTGTTGTTTTTGAAAAAAAATAAAAACAACAAAAAACCTTTGTGCTGTTTGTGCAGAGTTGTGCAGAATCCATTTTCTGCACAATGGTTTTGCAATAAAATCAATATGTTATTAATTAATAGCAAAGAGACAAAAAAACATAGATTCTGCACAATGGCCCTTTGTGCAGAAAATGGCAAAAAAAATTCTGCACAATGGTTTTGCAATAAAATCAATATGTTAAAAATTCAGATTTTTATCAATCCTTTGTGCAGACCGTGCAGACTTGTGCAGAATGTTCACTCTGCACAATGGTTTTCTAATAAATTCAATGAGTTGCTTTGTGCAGAATGCTTGCTCTGCACAAAGGCAATTCTGCACAACGTTTTTGTAATGATTTCAAATAGTTGTTTGTGCAGAATCTTCTACCCCCCCTAAAGGGGGGGATATATATTTAAAAATATATCCACCCCAATGGGGGAGGGCAGACGAAAAAAACCAAAACCAAGAATGAGGATTTTTTCATGGCAATAAAAAACATAACTGAAATCAAAAACAAACCACCGCTCGAATCTCAAGAACAGAAAATAATATTCTCATGGATACGGGCCAACCAGATCAAACACCCAAAGCTGCAACTTGCATATGGCACCCTGAATGGTGTCCGCCTGGCGCCACGCCTCAGGGCCGAAATGAAAAAGCAGGGGAATCGCTCTGGTGTACCAGATATCGTTTTACCGGCACGGTCTGGATGTGGGACATGGCCTGGCCTCTATATCGAGCTAAAAAGGGCACAGGGAGGCCAAATTTCGGCAAATCAGAAAAGATACCATGCCTTACTTTTGGAGCAGGGGTATCGGTGCCTGGTGTGTAGGGGGCATGCTGAGGCGATTGAAGCAATCAAGAATTATCTGGCGGGGTGGACGTGTCCCACCTGTGCCGGGTCAGGGTTGGATGGTGGGGATGTGTGTGTGGATTGTGCGGGGAGTGGGGAGTGGGATGGAGGAGAGGAATGAAAGCGGGTCCTTCCAGAGGGGATAAAAACATACGGTGCGGCAAGGCGCCCTTTTTTCGTAGTTACAAAAATGTAATTTGAGGTTACAACCCTTGATTGGCGCTGGTTTCAAAAAAACAAGAAAAAGCGTGAAACACTAAAAAAGGCGTGAAACATGGCAAAAAACAAAAAATTCACCAAAAACGCCATAAATTTTACCGTGAAACAATATGCGGATTACCGGGGGGTTACACGACAGACGGTTTACAAACACATCAGAAATGGGCGGTTGTCAAAATCAGTTGTCAACGTGGATGGAAAAACCATGATCGACAAGAACCGGGCAGACATAGAGCTGGCTGAAAACCTGGACCGGGTACACAATCCGAATCCGGAGCCCCGGCGCACCAGGTCGAAAAAGAAGAAGTCCCCAACCAAACCAGAAATGGAAAAGGTTGTCAAGGCAGCAGGCCTTGAGAACATGAGCTTGTCAGAGGCCCAAAGGCTCCAGGCCAATTACAAAGCGTCTTTGTTAAAACTTGAGCTTGACCAAAAATCAGGCTTGCTTGTGGAAAAAGAAAAGGTCCGGGCTGAAGCGTTTGAAGCCGGGAGGATCGTCAGAGACGGCATTTTGAATATTCCCGACAGATTGAGCGCGGAACTGGCATCATGCACGGATGTCCATGCCGTCAGTCAAAAACTTATGGATGCCTTGAACGAGGTATTGGGTGATCTGAGTGAATAGACCTTCCGGTGTTTATCTTGATTCTTACTTTGACGGGTTGCGGCCAGACCCCTACCTTGATTTTGTCGAATGGGCAAACACCCATTTCCGCTTGACGAAAGAATCGTCCGTCGAGCCTGGCCGGTATCGGAGCAAGCGGACACCCTGGGTTGAAGAGCCGTTGCGGGAGCTGTCTCCACAAAGCCCAACGCAGGAGATCGTGGTGATCAAGGCAACGCAATTCGGATGGACAACGCTTGGGAATATCATGCTGTGCGCCGTTGCCCACCTCTACCCCGGCCCGGCCATGCTGGTCCAACCGACCGACGACATGGTAAAAAAGCACAGCAAAAAGAAACTGGCCCCGACTGTCAGGGCGATCCATGCCCTGAAAGGTATCATCAAGCCGGTGAAATCCCGGGACGCGGGGAACACACTGCTTTTGAAAGAGTTCCCAGGCGGTTCATGGACCCTGACCGGATCAAACTCCCCGGTGTCTGCACGGTCTGATTCAATTCGATACCTGATCCTGGACGATTATGACGGCTTTATTCAGGACGCAGGCGGCGAGGGAGCGCCCGGCAACCTGTTCAAAAAGCGGACCGACGCCTTCGGCACAAAGAAAAAAATCTACATCAATAGCACCCCGACCACAAAGGGCGTTTCAAACATTGAGGGAGAATGGGAAGAATCCAGCCAGGGCCATTTCTGTGTCCCGTGTCCGCATTGCCATGAGTACCAGTTCCTGGTTTTCGGTGGCAAGGATGCCGAGCATGGCATCAAGTTCACCAGAGACGATGACGGCCAGATCACCGATGTCTGGTATGTATGCGAGCATTGCCAATCCCGGATTGAGGAATGGCAAAAGACAGATATGCTGGTCAAGGGGAAATATATTCACGAACACCCGGACCGCAAAAAGCGAGGGTTCAAAACCAATTCCCTGTACTCTCCCCTGGGCTGGGTATCATGGGCGCAGGTGGTGGACGAGTTTTTGAAAGCCGCAAAGCAGATGAAGGCCGGCGATCCCCGGGGGATGAAGGTCTGGACAAACACCAGGATGGCCGAAGTTTGGGAAGAGGCAGGCGACCGCCCGGAGTGGGTGACGATCAAATCCAGGGCGGAGAGCTACCAGCCATTGCAGATCCCTACCAAGGATATCCTGCTTTTATCTGCCGGGACTGACGTGCAGCATAATAGGTTGGCAACGTCAATCTATGGCTGGGGTAAAGGCGAGGAGTGCTGGCTGATCTATCACATTGAGATAGCAGGCGATCCCATGCACGCCGATGTCTGGCAGCAACATGACCAGCTCATCGGCGGGACATTCCGGCGGGCGGATGGAGTGGAGATGCACATATTGTCATCTGGCGTTGACTCCGGCGACGGTAACACCACCCAGGCTGTCAGGAACTATTGCCGGACCAGGTCCCCAAAAGTCTTTGCGTTGAAAGGCGCATCGACTCAGGGCCGTCCGGTGCTGGGGATGCCGACCAAGCAGGACTTGACATGGAAGGGTGAAAAGATCGAAGACGGGGTGGAGATATGGCCTATCGGCACAGACACGGCAAAAAGTACCCTGTATGCCCGGTTTAACGTGACTGATCCGGGACCCGGCAGGATTCATACTTATATCGGTCTGGATGATGAGTTTTATGAGCAGATCACCGCCGAAAAGCTGGTGACCAGGTGGGTGAAAGGGTATCCGGTCAAAGAGTGGCATAATGTGAGGGGCAACAAGCGGAACGAGGCGCTGGACTGCTGGGTTTATGCCTATGCCGCAGCGATCCGGGCGGGGCTGCCGTATATCGACCTGCAAAGCCAGAAAACGGCGCAGAATCAACAACCAAAACAGGCCAAACGGCCACAAAGAAACCATAAATTAAAGCGTGAGAGGTGGTAAACCATGGCAAAACTCGAAGGAATTACAAAAATTTCCAGGTACATGAACCGGTCAGACAGCACAATTTTAGACCTGATCCGGTCCGCAGGCTTCCCGGCGACCCGGACTAAGGCATCCGTATGGGTGGCAGACACGCATGATATCGACAAATGGCGGGAGAATCAGGACAAGCCGGTGGAAAAGCCCAGGCCGGTGGTGGTGAGATCGAAGAGGGGCACGATTAAAAGCACGAAAAAATAAAAAAAATGAAAATAATTCTTGACATATAATTAGAAGTAGGTATTATATGGTTTATGGATCAGGGCTTGGCTTGGCAAGGCATGGCTGGGCCGGGCAAGGCCGGGCAAGGCAAGGTTGACATAAAAAGCAAACCCTGATATTCTGACCCCTCATGGTTAGGCTTGGTGAGGCGTGGCCGGGTTTGGGAAAGACCCTGGGTGATTAATTCATCCAGGGTCTTTTTTTATTTTCTGAGACACACTTGTATTTTTTGATACAGGTGTGTCTTTTTTTATTGACATAGACAATATACTTGTGTATCATCGTCCAAAAGAGGTGATACATATGTCATTTACAAGCACCGACCTTGCATCAATCGAAGCTGCCATACTTTCCCTGGGAACAGGCGAGAATGTGGTGGCAGTTACATTTGCCAATGGGCATTCTGTCCGGTATCGCGAGCAAGACC